AGAAACAAAGACAACGAGGTCGATGTCGATCTAACGTCAAAGATTTACAGAAACCCAGACAACTCCCTGACAGAGCTTGGCAAGAAAACAAAAGCCCAGCGCAACGAAATACTCAGCCAACTATCCAAGCCGGACAGACGAGGCGTAGGGGCCGCTAAGACACTTGGTTTTGGTGCTGGCATTTTTAGAGACCTTGTTCTTGCTCTCGACCCTGTTATGCAGGGAGACCCCCTCGAAACAGACAAGATGCTCCAAGTCCTTAGAAGGACAGCCCTCTCCGTAGTCACCGGCTCGTCTATCGAAAAAGCAATAGACGGCGGACTGGCAGAGCTTGAATCGCAAGGTGTTGAGCTTCCTGCAGCATTGAAGTCACGGTTGTCTGCAAGGCTCAAGCAGTTTAAGGCACCAGACTACGAAGAACTCAGCAAGAACGGCATTGACGTTCTATCAGACACAATGAGGCGGATAACATCTATTGGCTTCGATGTGAGAGATGTGGGCTCAGACAAAAAGAGATACCTGCGCGGAGTCAGGCGGCAGCTAAACTCAAGTTTCCTGTCTGACGTAAACAACGAACTCAAGAAGATAGCGACGGAGCCGGGAGACCCCGAGAGCGTTGACCGAAAAAGATACGGCAACAGGGCAGATGAAATACAAGAGCGCCTCAACAAACTCTTAAAACACAGGGGCCAGATGAGAGAAATTGTGGACGGTGCAATACGAAACCTAGACACAATTTCTACAGCAGCTCTCAATGTCACAGACATGCTAAGAAGTGATAAGGCAAAGGGTCTTGGCAAGCCACTGTTCTCCATGGAGAGGAACAGCAAAGGGGAGCTTGTTAAGCGCAAGTACAGAATGAACCCCAGGACAGGCCAAAGGGAATACTTCGATGCGCTCACCGGCCTATACAAAACAGAGCCAACAACCGACACAGACAACATCGACCTGCGCCTGCTGGACGAGGCCCTTGGGTTGATGGGTCCAAGACTTACTGAGCAGTCAAAAGAAACGATAGAGACGTATAAGGTACCTGAAGAAGGTCCGCGTGAGGGTTTCCCTGCAATTCAAAAAGAGGAAGAAGATGATTGATCCACAGATAACCAAGAACTTTCACCTCAAGGAATGGAAGACCCACGATGGCACCGGAGTTCCCTGGGACTTAATTGACAATGTGACCAAGTGTGCCAAGAACCTTCAGGCGTTGAGGGATGAGATAGGCAAACCTATCACCATCATTAGCGGGTTTCGTAACCTAACCTACAACACCAAGATAGGCTCAAAGCCCACGTCGCAGCACGTTAAGGGAACCGCAGCCGATATCAAGGTGCGGGGCATGAGCCCTCAAGACGTAGCTAACGCTATCGAAGACTTGATTAAGGAAGGCAAGATGGACCAAGGTGGTGTCGGAGTTTACAGTGGCTTCACACACTACGACTGTCGAGGAACCAGGGCACGCTGGAGAGGATAGGTTGGTCATGGATGAAATAGGCAGCTTGATGGCGAGCAACATCGTCACAATCGTTGGCGCTGTTTGGTACGTGTCTACTCGTGTCTCATCTATCAACAACAGCCTTAAGAACATGCAGTCTGAGATGCACGAGATTCGGGAAGACCTCCGACAAGCAAGAGAGGGTCGAGCCCGGTTACATGAAAAGTTACAAGACCTTTCGGAAAGGGTTACCATCCAAGAGGTCAAGAGCAAGTCCACACGAGTGGGCTTAGGAAAGGTTACCTAATGAAACATCCATTGAAGAGTAAGACAATCAGGACGGCCATCACAATGCTGACGGCCAGCCTGACAACCCTGTGCTTGTACTACAGCGAGGCAGTGCAGCTAGACTCAACCGCCCTCGGAGCCGCTTGGAGTACCACTATCTCCAGTGTCCTTATGATCTGGCTTCGGTTTGTAACTACCAGCGCCCTTGATACCTCGCATAAAAAGGTCGAAGAAAAAGAGGAGAAACCAGATTGAAAGCACTACTAGTATTGGCCGCATTGGCTACGCTCCTGTCAGGCTGCACGCGCTACGTTAAGGGGGACAACCTAGACTTGTCTATCAAGCAGAACCCCTGCAAGGTTATCGTTAAAGTCGATGGCAATCTTATCCTTGAAGCAACAGCCACAACCCCATGTAAGAGGGACTAATGGACGACCTTCAAGAAATGCTAAAGAAACTCGGCAAGCTCAACCAGGACATCGATTCTCTGGTCAGCGCTGGCGAGAGCCTGGGCGAGACCCTGATGGAAGTGGTGAACGAGATTGAAAAGCTCGTGACCACCAAAGCAGAGGTCAACACAATCACCATCCGTGAGGAAAAATAATGGCTGAGAAGAAAGCAGCAAAGAAAGCAGCTCCTAAGAAGGCAGAAAAAAAGCCCGCCAAGAAGTACCTAGTGTACGGCCTAGCGGGCGATTGTGAGGTTGTTCTACCTCATGAGTCTTCTAAAGGTTTCAAGTCGAAGGCAGAAGCGGAAGCCTGGTTGGCAGTCCGCTACTACCCATACGACTGCGAAATCCGCGAAGCCTAGAACGGAATGTCATCGTCGTCGTACTGCTCCTTCTGAGCCTCGACTGCCTTGACAATCTTCTTCTTCACGTTGATCGGGTGGTCGTACTTCATAACGCGACGGATAAAGTTGCGGTCCTTGTACTTACCCTCACCCGAATCGATGCTGACCTGCGCCTTAAACAGCTTCTGGTCTAACACCTCCGTGTCCTCCAACGTCTCGAACCCACAGGCTCGATGCAGGTCACGTATGTCCTTGTGACCCTTACCCTGCCACTTCTCGCTGGAGTGCTTGTAGGCAGGCTTGTGGAACAAGATGCGGCCAGAGTACGGGCCATCCTGCACCTGCAGGCGGAACACAAGAGCAACACCGTTGCCGCTTAGGTACGGCTCAAAGTACGAGCCCAAGACCTTGAGGTTGTACTGACCCTCTGGGAGTACACCCATCTCCGAAGGTGCGTCGTCAAAACTATCGTAGTCAATTTGAATGGAAGGCATCTTATTTCTCCTTTGGATTATTGGCTATCTTCTTCCAGATACTGTGCAGGTCGGCAGGCTCATGAACGTCTAGCCTGCCGGATCTATCTTTGCAATCGTAGCTAGCGTCTCGCTGGCACTGAAAGCTACGGAACACCTCACCCTGCTCGTCGGTGTCTGTCCGCATGGCGAACACTTCGTCAAACAGGTAGCTCACACTCTGCGACACCATCTTCCCTGGGAACGATGGCCCATACAGAATCATGCCGGATATATCCTGAACACGCTCCTGCTTCGCAGTCATAACAACATGCACGTCAGGCAGGTCACGGAAAGCCTTAATCAAAGCTATCATCCGGTCACCCATCTCGCCGTATGCCTGACGCTTGTCTGACATCTGACGCTTCAGACCATGCAGAACCTGCTCTGCAATCTCGCTGATGGAGTCCAGGATAATCCATTCATATGGCATACCCGGCTCACGCTCAAGGTGGTCGTCGCCACTGTTAGGACACCCAGCCTGCACCCACGAGAAGGCAGACCGAAGACTGTCGTAGCCGTCCACCTCAACGACGTCGATGTCAAAAGCACTAAGGCTAAGTAAACCCGCCTCTGCGCTAATGATAAGCGTCTTGCTATGGTTGCCTGTCGTTGACGCTAAAAACGTCTTACCGGCTCCGCTAGGCCCATGTATGAGTACCTTGAGCCTGTTGGTCCCGATTCCCTTGGTATTGGTAAGGTTCATTTCTCTCTACCCCATGATACGCGCTGGTTCTCTACTTCCACCAACCGGACACCCGGTATGGTTTCACCGGCCTTGATAGCACGCTTTATCTCAGCCTTGTTTGGTTCAGCGGTTATGCGCATCCACTTAGGTGGAACGTCAGTAACCTCGTCTATCTCAATGCGCTGCGACTTAACAGGCGCAAGTTTAATCCAGCCACCGTCCACAGTTTCCACACGGTGACGACCATCGACATCCTTTACGGCACTAAGCAATGTCTGCGTGAGCTGGTCTATCCACTCCAGGTCTTTCTCCAGGCGCTTCTTATGCTTCTTGAACAAAGCCATCTCAGCAGCACACGACTCAACCTTACGAAGAAGCGAGCGACGATACGCACGCAAGCCCATAAACTTGTCACCGGCTCGTTCGGCCCACTCCAGGACCACCTCATTAAACTCTTCCATTGTTATCTCTTCATCTTCGACAAGCGAACGTGACGCAACGATAATGTCTGCACCCTCACGCAAATCGAACACAGTTGTTTTTGGGCTTCCCTCTTGCATAATCGTCTCCCTTCGTTTATTGGTTGTTACGAAGGTAGTGGATTCCTACTCCCTTTGGTTAAGGTTTTGGAGAGGTGGCTGTGGTGGCCGCCTCTCTTTTTATTTGACGTGTCTACCAGAGTTGACATAGCGTGTCAACACTGGAGGTTGCTATGACACTCAAAGAATTTATGGCCATGTGGCCAGGAACCAAGAAAGAGTTTGCAGAGAGGGCGGGCGTTAGTCGCCAGCATCTGTACAACATTCTCAACGGTACGAACCCGAATGTTGTTACTGCTTTGAAGATAGAGAAGGCGACAGGCGGACTTGTCCGGTGTGAAGACTTGAGGTGTGAAGATGGCTAGACAGAAGAGGTGGAGGCCGGTGCCTCAGAGAATCATCGAGAGCGACACATGGCACACGATAGGCTACGACTCTAAGCTGGTGTACCTGATGCTCTACTCGTTTGTGTGTGACGGGCATGGCTGGTTCCCCAGCAAGCCACACGAGATAATACCGAAGCTCATGCTCGACCCAGACGTCACGCTTGAAGCATTGGCTAACCTGAAGAAGGTTAAGTTGATCCGAGAGGTGAAGGGTGGTGGATACTGTTTGGTATCTTATGAAGAGGATTTGCCCTCATATTACCTGAGTAAGGTACCTAAAAAGACCCATGTATATATATCTAAAGATATAAAGAATAATAAGAGCAGTGAGAACAATGGCTCTATTGACTTCGATTTGTTCTGGGATGACTTCAAGCCAAGGGTAAACAAAGCTCAGGCAAAGAAGGCGTGGAAGAAGTTGAATGCAGCAGACAGGCAGGCAGCACTCGACGGTGTGAAGCGTTACGCGCAGACCGGGAAGTACAAAGAGTGTATGCGTACAAAAATTTGGCAGTACATGCCACATGCTGCAACATGGCTGAACCAGCGGCGATGGGAGGACGAAGACTTGAGAGCCGTTGTGCCTAACCACCACAAACCAACCGGGGAGAAGGTTGTCTTCCTGGACTAAACCACTTAACCAAACGGAGAGAACTATGGGAGAGAAAGTCTACCAAACAGTCACGATATGCGGGTCCAAGTTTAGGGTGCCTGTCAGTGTTAATCTGGAACCTTTGGAACTCCTTTACCGCGTCCACGGTATCGACCTGCGGTCAGGTGACTACGCATGCCCGGCGTGCGGTACTGTCATCG